TTCTCGCTACCAGTGGCGCGAGCAGTTTTCTCGCTGTAACCCGCCCTGATAGCTGCCTGAGTGGCGTTTAAATCTTTCAGGTACTCACGGGCAAACAGCTCTTGTTTGTCGGTGAGCTTTGCCATTGTTGGCTCCGTTTATCCGTTAAAAGGGATATCAGTTAAGTTATCCCGTGTAGGGTATAAGCCATTGTCGAGACCATTCATTGAATGGCCTCTGCAATAACCGATGTCTTCATCAGTCCGCCACCACAAAGAATCTTTTTTGCCATAAGGCAAGAGATTCATCTTTCAGTGGCTGCCAGTGTTATTTCCCCACTTACTGGCTTGGGTTGTTTCGCTGTACTGCCGTTAATTAGTGAGTCCGGGGATTACGGTTTGCCCGTGCTGTTCAAGGCGTTCAATTCTCGCCATTAGCTGAGGCTTCTTAATTTTTCCCCAGCGATTAAGCAGGCGACCTGACATGCTGGCAACATCCTTCTCTTTCATGTACTCCAGCATTACGGCATTTCTCTCTTCTTCAAATTGACGATGACCAACCTGAAGCATGGCGTACATCCAGTTAAATGCGTTGATGTAAGCAATTTTGATACGCATTGCTTCTTTTTTGGTGTAGGACATAACCAAAAGCATCAACCCATCCTTGCGGAGACGGTAGAATTTTTGCGGCTTACCATTCTGTAACTCATTGTTTTTATAGCAAAGCTCAAAGTTGAGCTTTGTATCAAACTCAGGAGGGCAAGCTTCTATGGTTCGTTCAATGTCACGAACTACGTTCTTCGGCAGCTTTCCAAATGCTTTTGCCACCATAAAAGAATCTGTAACCGGATCGTTGTTTGCTACAAAAATTAGGTCTCTGAAATCTATATCGTTAACAACGGTTGGGTAGTTCATTGCGTCTTTACCTTTTAGAAAGATGAGCCTGTTCGCACAGAAAAGCCGTCCCCGAGATGGTCGCCACCATATACGGCAATTCTCAGGCTCAGCTTTCTGAAAGACTCGGGATTGTTACGCGCTGCGATGCGCGGTTTACTGCAGATGTAAAAAAGCCCCGCGAATGCGAGGCTAAATCCTGGTATTTGTAATGACTGGCTCTTATCTCAACGCAGCCCCTTACCGCGCGCAAGATGCTCAATATCAAGCATCAGCAATGAGATGTTTAATCTGGATTCACTCCAGAAGTGATCACCACCCTGTCTACAGAGCCAGATGTGAAGGATGATGAGTAAAATTATCGCTATCATCGAAGGCATTGCGTCCTGATGTATTCCTGAAGCGTTCTCAGTGCTGTTTGGTCGCGGATAATTCCGTCCCGGATATCGAGAACGTTTCGTCCAGCAACTGGAGAGAGTTCGACGGTGGCATCATTGCCCATGCCGGAGGCGCTGGAGGTTTTGGCTGAGGATGGCACAGGGCATTTTCCTTTGACGAGCACCCTGCCACCATTATCAAGCTTGCGCCGAAGAGCATCATTTTCAGCTTTCGCATCAGCTAACTCCTTCGTGTATTTAGCATCGAGTGCATCAGCATCACGCTGGCGCTGTTGCATGTCAGTAATGGTGGCGTTCGCCAGCTTCAGCTCACTGACTTTTTTATCGCGCTGCTCTTTGTAGGTAATGGCGTTATCACGGTAATGATTAACAGCCCATGACAGGCAGACGATGATGCAGATAACCAAAGCGGAGATAATCGCGGTTAACCGACTCATGACATCAACACTCCAACGGCCAGAAACCACGGCCACGCATCGTTGCCATTGAATGCGAGCAACGCTGCCATGAAAAAGCAAATCATGCTCATTGTTGCCCCCACAAACAGACTTCACGCTCAATCTCACGACGAGTCATCAGACCTTTCCATTGCTTACCGCCAGCGTATATCCAGCGACGTAGCTGGTCACATGCGCCTTTGATATCGCCCTGGTTTATTTTGCGAAGAAGCGTCGATGTTCTGAAATTGCCAGCACCCACGTTGTAGACGAACGAGTAAAGAGCGCCGCGCGCTGTTTCCGGTATATCGACTTTGATGTACGGGTTAATTTGTCTGGCAACCGTGGCAAGGTCTTTATTCAGGAGGGCTTTGCATTCTGCTTCGGTATACGTTTTACCGAGCATGATGTCTTTTCCGGTATGTCCGTGACATACAGTCCATACACCAACAATATCTTTGTATGGTATGTAGCTGACACCTTCCAGACCATCGTTACCACTTGGTCCAGTGATTAACACAGATGCTATAGCAATAGCCCCGCCACTTATCGCCGCTATTACGCTATTTCGTAGTGCCGGTGACATTGCCATTCAATCTGTCCTCGCGCTCTTTGCGCTTGTAGTACCAGTTGATGCCAAATGTGCCGACAGTACAAAGAATACCAATGATGACAGCCCAGTCATTCAGGGAGAGAATGCCACCCATCGCAGTCAGTCCTCCGAAGCTGTAACTGAACCATTCTCTGATTTTGTCCATACGGTACATGCTCTACCCCTTCATTGAGGGGATTTGCTCTATTTAATTAGGAATAAGGTCGATTACTGATAGAACAAATCCAGGCTACTGTGTTTAGTAATCAGATTTGTTCGTGACCGATATGCACGGGCAAAACGGCAGGAGGTTGTTAGCGCAACCTCTTGCCACCCGCTTTCACGAAGGTCATGCGTAGAATGCCGCAGCGTAACTATCACTGATGAATTCAGGATAGCCAGAGGCTACGGCTCAGTTTGGGTTGTGCTGTTGCTGGGCGGCGATGACGCCTGTACGCATTTGGTGATCCGGTTCTGCTTCCGGTATTCGCTTAATTCAGCACAACGGAAAGAGCACTGGCTAACCAGGCGCGCCTACTCTTCACGATTATAGACTCAATGCTCTTACCTGTTGTGCAAATAAAAAAAGCCACCGTTGCAACTTAAGAGTCACTAACGGCAGCTTACCTTCTAATTATGGCTAAATGGCTAATTGCATGTCAAGGCTTTTAACAGCAACATGCTTAACTTTCTCAACACGTTTACGCATTTTGAAAGCATTTTGCATCGGCTGGTATAAAACAAATAATGACGCTTTCAGGATGTCGTCAATTTCGTTTCTACAGGTTGCCAGTGAAGGTTTTCTCCATCCCTCGCCACCACGTCCACACATCTTGCGTGGCTTTGCAGTCGCGTGATAGTAGGATGCAATTGCTCGCTTAGATGAACCATGAGCGTAGTAGCTGAGGAGGATGCCAAAGGCTTTCTTGTCAATGTACATGACGGAATCGACGACCTGAGAAATCAACATTCCATCATCATCATTACACATTGGCCTTGTCATAACTCTTCCCGATAGAGCATGATGATTGAGTCTGCGTCCTGTTCAATGCTTCCTGAATCACGCAAATCTGCGTTTGTCGGGCGTTTGTTTGGTCGCTTTTCAACATCGCGCGAAAGCTGACTCAGGGAGATAACCGGTGTTTTCAGGTCTTTCGCCATCGCCTTCAGGCTTCCGGAGATGTGGGCAATTGCGAGGTCGTTGCGGTCTGCTTTCGGCTTCTCAATCAGGCCAAGATAATCCGCCATGATGAGTGAGAGGTTTGGATTTTCCTGTTTGTGCCGTTCTGCGATTGAGCGTATTTCTTCGACCGATAATCGCGAGGCATCGACTACCCATACATCCAAATCTGCAAGCTGACTCATGCCGTTAGCAACGCGCGCCCAGCCTTCGTCATCCATCGCTGCAGGATTTCGCAGCACACTAACCGACATCCTCCCGGCGTTGGCAATGCTTCGCTCTGCAATCTGCAATGCGCTCATTTCCATTGAGAAAATCAATACCCCGCGCCGGACGTCAGAACCAGGAATAACGCGGCTTGCAACGCCTTCGGCAATCTTCAGCGCCAGTTCGGTTTTCCCCATACCAGGACGAGCAGCGATTATCACCAGGTCTTCCGCGTTCATCCCTCCGGTGATGGCATCAAGTTCTTCAATTCCGGTCTTCAGGGTATCGGACTCTTCTCCGTTCCTCAGACGCCTGTCAAGCGTGTCAGTGTAGTCAGTAATGATTTCCCCTAACCGTACAGGTTTAACCTCGTCACGGGGCTTTCTGATGGCTGAAAGACGCTTTACAAGCTCATCCATCGCCTGACTCGATGCGTCGATGGTTCCGCTCTGAATTGGTTCACGCATTTCATCCATGATTTCCAGCACCAGACGGCGGTGATAGTTATCCGCGACCATTCCGGCATATCCCTTCAGGTTTGCGGCACTCGGGCAGTTTTTGCTGGTCATCAGGATTGAGGTGAAATGCTCCTCTCCGCACGCCTCGGCAACCATCAGCGCGTCGATTAGGTTTCTGTTTCTCGCCTGCTTGCGGATAACCTCGAAGGCTCTCCGGTAGAGCGGAATTGAAAACGCTTCCGGCTCCAGCGTTGCCAGAACGTCGCTGGCGGTTGGTGTTAATCCACCAATCAGCAGGCCACCGATAACGCTCGCTTCGATATCCTGTCTCATGCAATCCCCCTGTCTGCAAACTTCCCTTCCCGTACTCCAGTTAACGAATCTTCCCTCAGCAGGTAATCAAAATCTGCCGTCCAGCCAGTGTCGTTGTCTCCGAAGTAAAACGGCTTGGCCTGATGTACAAACGCCCTGACATACGCTCTGAAACCGTCCACGCTTGGCGTTTTCAGTTGCGGGATGATTTTCTTCAGGCGGCGTTTGCGTTTCTCGTTGACCGCAACAGCGTGTGGCAGTCTGTCACCGACTTCGGTGTTGTAGGCGTTCAGGAAGGATTCGTAGTCGATTCGTTCTGCCTTGCGACGTTCAGGTTTAACCTGCCCATCGCCGCCCCCATTGGGGGGTAGGGGGGTATTATTTATATTCTTGTTAATACCTTCTTGTTCATGATGTGCGGTTGTTTGTGCGGCTTCATGTGCGCTTTCATGTGCGGCATGTACGCTGAAAGCCGCGCCATTACTGGCTTCATCATGTGCGGCATCATGTGCGGTTGTTTGTGCGGCTTCATGTGCGGGTGAATTGTCCATTTTTTGAGCGTATTCATGGTAATTTGTGATGGTGATCACACGACCTTTTTGCTTCTCTCCATCAATGGAGATCATCCCCTCTTTCACAAAAACCTGAAGCATCCGCTCAACCTGATCACGGCTTGCCGGCTTGCCATGCCTGTCGCATAACTGAAGACCTAAATCAGCTGCTGTCACAACCAGTTGACCGGGTTGCAGATGCCATTCATGACCTTTGAAATTCGCTTTGTATGGCTTTCTGGCGGCATTCAGGAGAAGGTTTTCCCACAGGGTGCGAAGATAAACATCTTTCGCCCATGACTGTTTCAGAATGCTCCGGTACAACGGAATGTAACCAGTTTTCTGGTTCTCCATCCTGTTGCTCCTGCGCTCGTGTGCGGCGCTGAAATCGTAGATTTTTGCTGTATTGCTCATAACTACCTGCCTTGACGAAAGACCTTAAGAACATCGTTAAACTGACTTACGGATATGTCTTCTTTGAGAAGCTTTTTCAGAAATGCGTTTGGAATTAACGTATATCCCTCCTCTTTTGGTAGAGACTGGAGCAACGCCCTCGCCTCAGCCTTCAGAAGCTCAGTTCTGGCAACTTTCACAAAAGAGATTTGAGTTCTTTCATCAATGGAACGAAGGAAGCGCAAACGCTTAGCTTCTTTGTGTGTATCAGGTGGATTAAAGCCTTTGTTTCGCATATAATTACCTCGTTGGATGTTGTTAAAAATCCATCTGGATTTGTTCAGAACGCTCGGTCTTGCACACCGGGCGTTTTTTATTGGTGATTTCATCAAGCGCATACTTAAAAGCCCTGCTAATCGGACTGATGTCTGATGCCATTCCGAAAGCACACAAGACCGAAGCAATAAATCTCCAGTCCGTTCTGCTTATCTTCGATTCATGACAGCCAATCATCTTTGCCAGACCGCGCTGGGTAAGCGTTGACAGGTTGATGAGTAAATCTGTTTCTGCGCGATCAACGTCGCGCTGTGATAGTTTGCTGTAACTTGTTTGTTCCATTTCTTAAGATTTCCAGTAGTGAATGGTTAGTTGAAAGGTATGCGTGGAAACGCATATGGCCTTAGTTGGTCAGATATCTTGGGACTCGCTTTGTCAGCGACGTAGGACGAATGTCCATTGTGAAAATAGCGGTGTTACTTATGCAGCCAGAAGGTTCTTTTTGCTTATTTCAAGCATTTCGCTTGCTTGATATTTGCCACCAGAAATCTCTTCGATTTTTGATGCGTATTTCGTTTTCCCAAAAAACTCAGTCTTAGGGAGGAAGCCGTTTTTGAGCCACTTATAGACAGCCCTTTCGCTAACTCCACAAGCCTTCGCAACTTCAGGGATGCCGACACCTTTAATCGGCTCATCAAGATTTTGCATAGGGATATCCTTTTTCGTACTTTCAGTACGCATTATGATTGAACTGAAAGTTTTTGCAAGTGCTTTAGTATCGTACTCATGGTTCAGAATGAAAAAGTGCGCAAAGAATTCGCCCAGCGGCTAGCGCAAGCCTGTAAAGAAGCTGGTCTTGATGAACATGGTAGGGGAATGGCTATAGCCCGTGCCCTTTCTCTTTCGTCCAAAGGCGTTAGCAAATGGTTTAATGCTGAGTCTTTACCGCGTCAGGAAAAAATGAATGCGCTTGCGAAATTTCTAAACGTTGATGTTGTTTGGCTTCAGCACGGCACTTCGTTAAATGGAGCGAATGATGAAGATACTCTTTCATTTGTTGGCAAATTAAAAAAAGGGTTAGTGCGCGTGGTTGGTGAGGCAATTCTTGGTGTTGATGGTGCCATCGAGATGACCGAAGAGCGCGATGGGTGGCTCAAGATTTATAGCGATGATCCAGATGCCTTTGGTCTTCGTGTGAAAGGAGACAGCATGTGGCCTAGAATAAAATCAGGAGAATATGTACTCATTGAGCCTAACACCAAAGTATTCCCGGGTGATGAGGTGTTTGTCAGAACCGTTGAAGGACACAACATGATCAAAGTTCTTGGCTATGACAGAGACGGAGAATACCAGTTTACAAGCATCAACCAGGACCATAGGCCAATAACGTTGCCTTATCATCAAGTAGCAAAGGTGGAGTATGTGGCTGGTATTCTGAAGCAATCTCGCCATCTGGATGACATCGAGGCAAGGGAGTGGCTGAAAAGTTCGTGACTTCATCGTCACATAGCTGATAGCCAGTGGCCTGAAGAGACGTTTGGGTGATAGGAAGTAAGTTTTATGTTGACGGCACAGTCAACTTGGCATAGATTAAT